TCAGGTCTATCACGCTTTTCCCTCCTTTACTGCGGCTTCCCGGTCATGCCGCCGCTGTCGCCCCTGTGGACGTGGTTTGCAAGGCTGATACTGCCGTTGGATGCCTTGACATCATCCCTTGCGGTGATGCCACCCTTGACCGTGAGCTTTCCGGTGATGTCCACGCCGTCGGGTGAAATTGCCAGCACCGTGCCGCCGACTGTGATCTGCACAAGGCTCGGCTCCACTTTGACCTTGGCCGAACCGAGAGTCAGTTCTGCGGTCTTGGGCGTGATCTTGGCTTTTGTGTCGCCTGCGGCAATGGCTACGGCATCCTCATCACAGGCCAGCTTCATGGTGCTGTTACCGCCAGATGTGAGGTTTGGAATGGCAATGGCGTTGGTCAAGTCGAACTTCAGTTTGGTGTCAGTTTCCTTGCCGTACATCCAGTAATCGAGCGCCTGCTCACTGAAAACCAGCAGGCATCCATCGCCTTTCTTGATGGGCCATGCAATGGTGACGTTTTTGCTCTGCGGGAACATGACCGGGACGCCTGAGATTTCTGGAAAGTCCATCGTGCTGCCATCGGGCTTTGTGAACTTTGCTTTCGGTAACACGGTGGCGACGCCCTTGCCCGGGTCGTAGCTTTTTATCTCGCCCGGCAGAGCCGTGTGCATATCCTCCGTCGCGCTGCGGGCGCTTTTATTGATTTGGTCAACAAACTCCTGCATCATTTTTGCTTCACCTCCAGCAGGCGGGCCGTGCAGCTCCATGAACCTTCCATATTGTCGCCCTCAATCCGCACCGAGTAGACCCGGAAATAGCCCTTGACTACTTTGCTGTTCAGGTACACATAATCGTCCAGTCCGATTGCGGCGTTCATCAGGTACTCCACGTCCCAGCCGTAGCTGTACCCCTTGTCCTCATTGGAGATTTGGACACGCTCTGGGAGGCCCAGCAGGCCCTTTTCTGCCGAAAGCTCATACACCTCGCGGCTCATCGTATCGCCCGGCTTTTTGACCTGTAAGACGCCGTTGTTGATGCTCCACGTCAATCCGCTGGTTTCGCAGGCTTTCGTCAGCACATTTCTTGCCGGGCCAACATAGCTGTAGCCATTCGGGATGTCCTTGAACTCTGCGTTGTAGGAGAAAGAAACCGTCACGCCCATCTGGTCTGCGGTGTCCTGTATCAGGGTCTTGCAGTTTACAGCCCCGGCATAGCTTACGGAAACGTAGGTGTCGCGGACTTCAATGCGGTTATCCACCAGCTCGATCTCCGTTGACCTGTCTGCTCCGTCAGCCTTTGTCGTGGCAAATGTGACCACGCCGGTGAAGATGAGCGGACGTGTATCGCCATACCCTGCATGGAGTACGACCACGCAGTCGTTTTTTCTCAGTTCTGCAAGGTGTTCGTCGCTCAGATTCCAGATAGTCACTTTGGCCGTATTCTGGCTGTTGGTGTCGGCCTTTTCTACCGAAAACGAAATGTGCAGCGGTCGCTTGCCGCTGCCAATTTCAAACCCGGTCGAGCCTGCCTTGCCCGCCGCCAGCCGGTACTGCCTGTCGAAATTTTCCACGGCATTCTCCCCTTTCGATGGCAACAAAAAAGGCTGCGTTTCCGCAGCCCTGAAGGTTTCCTCTTATCAACTCACTCCTTTGTTCTTGAAAGAAGCCCGCTGACGTGATATAATCACAGAAACGGAACTTCTTTGGATGTTTCCGGGCAAGAGATTGGAACCAGCGGTGCTTTCTGACGGCTTACCGCTGGTTCTTTTTTTGTTTGCCCGGTTCACATCTTCATTCTTACCTACCGTTCTGGTAATACAATGAAAGTGACCAATGATATGAGCGTTTTTCAAAAGTTTCTCGTTTTGGTCAGTCCGAGGACTGTCCGGCGGACAATCCAACGGATTCTGTGTAAAATCGGCCATTTTGAGCAACATTCATCCCAAAACCTCTGAAAAGCCTCTGATTAAACCCGGACTTTACCAGTAAAAGTATATGGAAATTTGTCTGGAACCTTCTGAGAACGAATTGTCAAACCCGCTATCGAAGATTTGTTCAAAATGAGAATTGATTTTACCGGATGATTTGTTCCAGCATCATGCCGGGACAAACACAAAACGAGCCGTCCCATCGGCAAAATCCTGCCGACCGACGCTCTCCTTTTCGGTCAGGACAGCGAAGATGCCGCTGGGCATATCATCCCGGCCGAACAGCAGGTTGAGCGGAAACTGCGGGACCATCTTGACACCAAGTAGCAGTGGCGTTCCGAGTGAATCCATCACTCCGAGCATCCAGTAGCCGCCGGTGTCATTCCATGTGAATCGCAGTTGATACAGCCTGCTTTGGAGGGAAACTTTGACAACGCTGTCGTTCATGTCCGGGACTTCGATGACGAAGTAGTCCACGAACGCCCTCCTTATCCCAGTAAGCCGAAACTGCTGGCAGCGTTATAGAGAACGGAACCTCTGCTAGAGCTGGACGAAGAACCTGATGCAGAGGAGCCGCCGGACGAGCTGCTTCCTGCCGTACTTGCGGCGGTTGTGCTTGCTTTTCCAGCGGCTTTTGCTGTTTTGCCCGACTTGCCGTAGCTGGCCGGGATTTCTGCGGTGGCTGTTTCCGTCACCTCGATCTTCTTGAAGGCTATCGGAATCTCACGGGCGTAGCCGACCTCCACAGACTTCTTGATGTTCATGCTTGTAATCACCATGTTGGAATACACGCAGTCAGTGGTCGTGACTTCGAGAATCTTCTTGGCGAAATACAGGTCCTTCAGCCGACGAACAACACCCTCCGTTTTTCCGGGGCCGGAGCCTGTACGTTCCCGCCATGTCACCGGTGTATCGGTCACATAGAGCGTCATGTTCAGGGTGTCGGCTTTCAGCACGATGGTGTCGCTTACACTGAAGCCCTTTTCGGTCGGGTACTCAGGCACATCCGCTTCATAGCCTTCTTCGGAGTCGATCAGGGCATCAAACTCGATGTCATCGACGCTGACGGGCTGTTTTGCTCTTGCCATGTACTCTCACCTACTTTGCAAATGCCAGCGCACGGGCCATCTCGCCGGTAGCATCGCCTGCGGCCTTATCCATAGCCTCAGAACTCTTTTGCTGCCCGGCGCGGTCGCCGTTGAACTGGTTGTTGATGTTTACGTTCTGGGTCACAGTGCGTCCACCGGTCGTTCTGCCGGTTGCGCCCCGCCCGGTAGCTTTGGAAACCACATTGGCCTTGGCGATGACCGACATTTCGCCGGTCATGCCTTCCAGTGCATCCTTCACCTTCTTCTTGCCGGAAGTGATGCCCGATGCCATCAGGTCGATCATGTCCGGCATATAGGTGTGGAAGTCGCTCAGGGGGCCATCCTCCGGCTCCGAGAAGCCGAGGAACGACTTGATCTTATCGGCTACGCCTTTTACAGCCTCGCCTACACGACCTACCGCAGACTGGATGCCTGATACGATGCCGTCGATGATGTCGGAGCCCCACTTCAGGGCTTCAGCCGGGAGAGATGTTATCCAGTCGATGGCCGCTTGGATGCCTGTCACAATGGCATCGCGGACGTTGCCAATCGTAGTCTTGATGCCTTCCAGCAGATTGCCTGCTGCCTCACGAATCTTGTCCCAGTTCTTCCACAGCAAAACGCCGATTGCGATTGCAGCGGCGATTGCCAGAATGACCGGGCCGAAGGCGCTGGCAAGAACAGAGATTACTGCACCGACTACCTTGATAACGGTGATGATGCTCTTTACAACAACAAAGGCCAGCTTAATAACGGAAATGACCGCTTTCACAACAGAAATAACGGTTGTAATCACGCCAAAGATAGCTGAGATGCCCTTGACAGCGGCTATGACAGCCACCACGCCCACGGCAATTTTGCCGATGGATTCACCGATGTCTGTCCATTTTTTCTTATCAACCTTCCCGCTCGACAATTCCTTGAAGAACTGAGCGATACCGGGGGCTACCTTGGCTACGGCTTGCTGTATCTCCTCAAGCGCCACCACCGCCGCAGTTCGGATGCCCTCAAATATGGGGACAACCACATTACGGATGCCTTCGCCGATGTAGCCGATGGCCTGCTTGATCTTCGTCCATACTCCGACGATGTTCTGGCGCAGCTTTTCGCAGTCTACGCCAGCTCGTTCGAGCATGGTTCCGAGCAGGCTTTTGTCGCCCCGCATGAACGAGATGAAGTCCTCAATCACGAGGGCCAGCAACAGGAAGACCGCAAAAAAGGCCAGCGCCTTTCCGTGGCCCAGCCCTATTGCCCGCGCCAGCTTCGTAAAGCCGGTTATGGCCGCTCCGATTTTCTTGAGGTTCATCGCCACGAGCATGGCAGTGAACGCCGCAGCCAGAACAGACAGCACACGTTGTGAGCCGCCCAGCTTATCCGTAAGGTCGGTGAGCTTCTGGAGCCAGTCACGAATCATCGTCAGGCCCTTTGCACCAATGCTCAGAATCTTCTGATAGGTCGGCAGGAAGAACTGGCCGACGATCGTTTTGATTTCCTTCAGCTTGGCGATGTACCGCTTTTTGGTGCTTTCGTAGCTGTCGAGACTGCGCTGGCAGTCGCCAATGGCATCCGGGCTTTGCTGGAGGATGGCCTGATAGTTGACCTGCATCTTCGTGAGCTGGTCCAGCTTATCGTAGGTTCCTTTCAGCCCAAGCGTAGCCATCGCCTGCGCTCTGGTGCTGTCGTTCAGGACCGCACCCAACGTCTTGGCGGCTTCAGACTCGCCCATGACAGCCTTCGTCATGGCGTTTACGGACGCTGTTTCGTCCATGTTCCCAAACGAGGCAAGGTCGAGGGCCAGCGAGGTCATCTGCTCGGCCATTTCAGCGCCAGCTTGGCGGGTCATGCCAAAGCCGACAAGCAAGTTCTGCTGATCGGCAAGGTAGGTCTTGATGTCGTTTTTGTTGCGGCCAATGGCATCGGAGTATTCCTGCGCCCATTTATCGACCTCATCCCGCATATCGCCGAAGACAACATCGAACTTGTTCTGCATCTCCTCAATAGAGGATGCCACCTCAACGCAGCCATCAATGGCGCTCTTGATTCCCGCGACGGACAGCGTGATGCCGACCGCGCCGAGGACTTTAGAGGCCATCGACTTCAGCGACTTGATGCTGCCCTCTACCTTCTGCTCGGAGGATTGATCGACCTTGTAGCCAAACAGGATGCCGATGTCGCGTATGGTCATACTGGTCAGCTCACCTCCTTAGCCATATCCTCTACCCGGCCGGCTTCCACGTCCTGCTCCATGCGGTACAGTGCATAGAGCTTCAGAGCTTCGTCCAGCGTATAGCAGTTCTTCAGCTCCCACATGGATGCCAGCCGAGCCTTGATGAGGATATACATTCTCAGCTCAAGCTCTGTGAAACCGCTGAGGTCGAGGTCGCCGTAGCGTTCCGGGCCTGAGCCATCGTCCTCTCCGCCCACTCGGCGACTTTGCCAAATCGGTCGCCGAGCTTCTTGAAAAAACCGTTGTAGTTGGTGCGGATGACCTCAAACGCCAGAATAAACATATCCTGCACATCGGTGCAGAACACCTCGTTGGCGAGGTCTTCCGTAAGCAGGCGCGCCTTTTCGCCCGGCTGCTCCACCGAGATGTTGCTGCCCGCGATCAGCAGGTGCTTCAGGATTTTCTCAACCTTATCGCCATCGAGCGAAGAGAAAGCCCCCGCAATCGCGGGAGCTGCATCCTCCACC